TGTAAAGACTGACTAAGCATGTAGTACCGAGGATGTAGGAATTTCGGACGCGGGTTCAACTCCCGCCAGCTCCACCAAATAAAACAAGGGGTTACGTGCAAACGTAACCCCTTTTTGTTTGGCTGTGGCGGCAAAATGGCGGCAGCCAATTTGCCCACCGTTCATTAACGTCTTAGCCGTTTGTGTAATAAAGGTGATTCACATGGAAGAAATGCACTTTGTTTACATCAATGCGAATGCGCGTATTGGTGCCCATTCAATAAGCAGTGTTAGCCACAGCGATACCCACATTCAGGGTATATGCCAATCAGCCCATTCAATAAGAACGTTTCGTAAAGATAGAATACTTCAAGAATGCACATCTGCTGAGGAAGCACAGCAAGCCTGTCAGTCCTTCCTACCAGAAAATTACATTCATCTAACCAAGGCAACCAAGCCTAAAACCCTCACTTTTGACGTCTGCTTTACAGGTTTCAAAAAGGCAGATAAAGAGCGTTTGATTGAAGTTGCCCAAGCGCACAGCCTGACAGTGAGAAGTTCAGTTACTCAAAATCTGCAGATGCTCTGTTGCGGGTACAATGCCGGTCCTTCCAAAGTAAATGCTGCACGCATGAAGGGTACGATCATCATTGATGAAGAAAGTTTTGCGCATTTTATAGAAACAGGTGAAATTCCTGACACATAAAAAAACCTGCTGCTGCAGGTTCTTGTTTTAAAAATTCATGTGCCCTTGACCACCCGGCGTAGGGTGTGGCGGGGCATTATTGATTATTGTCGGTGTAACGATAAATCGTACAACCGTTTCATGGGTGACAAATGTGCTGCCGCAATTAATGTTCTGGCACTGGCAGTAACGCTCCTTCGTACTATCAGTAACCTGAAAGCTACTCCTGGTGTGCGCCGCATGTCCACACTTTGGGCAATTCATCATTTTCAATTCTCCGCCACCTTTAAAATCTCAATAATGATACACAAATAACCAATATTGAGAACTTATTTATTCCATTTCTAAATCATCAATCTTTACTTCAAGCTCCATGCTGGTCGTAAATCCATTATCCGGGCTGACAGAATGCGTCAGGGTGGTAATGGTCCATTCTGCATCATCGATCGGCTGCTTAAACCCTGTAACCTTCACCGGCATTTCCGTATAGAGATCGGCCCGCCCCTCAGCGAGCTGCAGGGAAAATGAAGCAACCCCACGCTGCAGACGTTCCCACTGCATTTTTGCTGCGCGCTCTGCATTGCTCCGGTTGGCGTAGGTACGATTAAGAACCAGCACGTTTTCATCCGTTCCCACCAGATAATCGCCCTGTTTTGCTTCCGGCTCTTTGGGTGTGGTGGTTTTCTTTCGACGACGCTTAACACTGGTTGTCTCTTTTTTCCTGGGTTCACGCGTATGCAACCAGCTGGCAATAACACCGGTATAAGCACCACGATCAGCAAGGGTGAACCGATGACCGTCACCGGCTTTGCGCGTGATGGTGATAACCGGCAGCGGCTTGCCGCTCGCCGTTCTTCCCTGTCCCTGCCGGATAAACAGCAGGTTCCCGTCCTTAACGGAAGCAATCGCCCCATACTGTCTCGCCAGTTTCATCAGGAAACTTGCATCGCTTTCATTGGTCTGGTCCAGATGATCCAGCGCCTTATCCGTCAGGTCTTTACCCAGCGCCATTTTGAGGTTATGCCGGGCGGCGATTTGCTTTACCACCTCCCCCACCGTTGTCTGATGCCATGATTTTTCGCGCCGTGTATTGAGGGTTTCACGGAAATCTGCGCTACGCGCCCGGATGGTCAGCCGGTCAGGGGCACCGCTGTGTTCAATTTCATCCACGGTAAAAGCCCCTTTAGGGAAAAGCGGCTGGCCTTTCCAGCCCAGCGCCAGCTGAATCACTGCCCCACGTCGCGGCAGGGAGATCAGCCCGTCGGCGTCGTCCAGCTCCAGATCAAGCTGGTCCGCTTCAAAGCCCCGGTTATCCGTCAGCGTCAGACTCATCAGGCGGGTATCCAGCACAGTCGTCACGTCCTTACCTTCAATGACGATACTGAAAGCCGGGCTTTTGCTGTTCAGATTCAGAAGATCAGAATTAACGTTCACTGCAGCAATCCTCCTACCGTGTTCTTAATCCCCCCAATCGCAGAGGCAGCAGAGTCCTGCAGGTTGCTGAGCTGGTCACTCAGGCTCCCGAACATGTCAGACAGCGATTCATCAACCCGTTTGAGGGTGATCGTAAACTCAATGCGCCTGGGCATTCCGCTGGCAAAAAACTCCGTCTTTGTCTGGCTCAGACTTTCAATAACAAACATGCCGTAAATGGTTCCGCTGCCTTCAATCAAAGGCCAGGCTTTGCCCTGCTCTGCCATCAACTCCAGCGCCAGCAATGACAGCCTGCCTCCGGTCACTTCCGGCAGCAGAACCCCGGACAGTGTCAGTGAATCATTATCCGGGCCAAGAAACTGCGTTGACGGGCGGCGGTTCACCCGGCTGTTGGCGGCATGTCGCCAGCTGCGCTGATACTGCAGCTCCTGATAAGGGACAGTGCGCAACATAAATACATATAAACCCAGCACCATCATCATGATTCATACCCCCCCTGATCGCTGAAATTGCTGCGCGCTTTTGCCCTGGCCCTGCGTTCCCGCTCGTCAAGCTGGCGTGCCACTTCACGGGCAATATCCTGCGCACTCTGTCCCGGCTGCGCGACGATATGAATGGGCGCATTTATCTCATAACGAATAACTGACGGCGGGCTGTCAGCCTTAACTGGCTGCGTCTGGTATGCCCTCGCAGGCAGACTGAACGGATGAAGCGGAGCCGCTTCTGCAGGTGTCGCAGCTACCCCCATCACGCCTGCAACGACAGAGGCCAGCGCAGCAGTACGCCGCCTGCTGGTGACATTTGCCGGTCCGTTCACAATTTCAGGGCCATTTTCTCCGACAATGCCAAACTGCCCGCGTGGAATGATCCCGCCCGTGTCGTACATCCCCGCGTAAGCCGGGAACCCGCCGGGCGGCAGCACCACTTTGCCGTCACTGTTCACCGTGGCGGGCTGCTGCTGCGTGACCTGCGCGGGCAGTTTCGCCTTTGCCGCCTCCTTACTGACAATACCGAGCTTTTCCAGCAGCCACGACACACCAGATTTAAGTGATTCCAGCGGGTGCATCACCATATTCAGACCGTCCGCCAGCGCCTCACCAAACCGGCGCCCCATTGCAGCTGCGCTGTTCAGTTCTTCGGAAGTGGATTTAACCGACGTAAGTAAATCATTGAACCAGCCCCACAGGGCCTGCACCCTGTCACCAATCCACTGAAACACGGGTCTGAGCGGCTCAAAGGCGGCGCTGATGGGCGCAGCAGCGGCTTTGAACCCTTCCACCACGCCCCCCAGAAATGCACTGATGGGCTGCCAGTATTTCCACACAACCAGCGCCACACCAGCCAGCGCAGCCACAACCAGCCCTATCGGGCTGAGCAGCGCACCCAGCAGGCCAGAAATGCCAAACAGCGCGCCACGAAGTAATGCCAGCGGACCAGAAACAAGAAAACGCAACACGCCACCGGCAGCTGTCAGTCCACCCCGCAACGCCGCCAGCGGGTTCATCACCATACCGATAACATTACGGATGCCTGACATACCGGCACGGAACACGGCAAGCGGCACACCTGCCACCGTTTTCAGTGCATTACCCGCTATTCCGGCTGAGCGACGCAGGGAATTAAGCGGGGCACTCAGCAACCCGACACAGCCACCGGATGACGCCATACCCCGACGCAACAGGGAAAGTGGCGCACCTGCCAGCCATGACAGGGCACTGCCAGTACGTGTTACTGCTGCAGCAACGGAAGGTAATGTTTTTACACCCAGCACAGACAGGCCAAATCGGATCACTGCAATCGGCCCCAGCACCGCAGCCACCGCCACCGCAAGTGTTCCCAGTCCAACAGTGATAACCGCCGTAGCCGCCGCCACTTTCATCAGCGTGCCAGCCAGTACGGGATTCTGCTCCACCCAGCGACGCAGCGCCCCGGTCACGCCCTTAACCATACCCATAATATCCATCAGCGGCTGGCGCAACGTTTCCCCCAGGCTGCTGAAAGCGTTCTGCGCGCCAGTCTTAACCAGCAACCACTGCGCAGACAATGAATCCTTGTTAATGTCGGATTCTTTCTGCATGGAGCCATTAGCACCACTGCCTGATGTGAGTTTCAGCTGGCGCTGCAGCTCAGGCAGGTTGTTAGCCAGCTTTGCCGCGTCATCGCCAAACTCTTTGCCAAAAATCATTGTCATGGCTGACAGGCGTTTATCCTGCGGCAAATTGTTGACCTTCTCCAGAACCCGCTGAATGGTTCCCATGGCATCGGTGGTCATCTGCTTTTCAATCTCCTCCGGATTGAGTTTCAGCAGATCCATACCTTCAAAGAAGCGTTTACTTTGCATGGTGGCAATGGACAGCTCACGCACCATGGCATTAGAAGCGCTGGCGGCGATTTCCGGGGCAGCCCCCAAAGAAAGGAATGTTGAACCCAGCGCAGCAGCCTTTCGGAAGTCAAGGCGGTCAGCCACTCCCCCCATGCGCTGCAGGACGTTGATAATGTCCCCACCCTTTGACATGGCGTTATCGTCCAGGTAATTCAGCGCATCGCCCAGTTGTTCAATATTGCGCGTCGGAACTTTATAGAGCTGCGCGATTTTCCCCAGCCCTTCCGCCAGCTCATCGGCAGGCAGTTCAAAGGCCGTTGCAGCTTTTGCCGCCGTGGATGCAAAGGCCAGCAGGTCACGTTTCTGGTCCTCAAAGGGATCGTCCTGGTTGGTCACGCCCATACGCGCGCCCCCTTCAACCAGCGCGGCATAGTCTATAGCGCCATTCTCCATCGGCAAATCTTCACTGGCGGCCTTGATGGCATCCTGCATGTCATAATATTGTTTCGTGCGATTCCCGTTATCATCCCGCAGGCCATTCATCTGCTTCGCCACGCCTTTCATGGCATCTTCCATGCTGCTATAGCTCTTAACTGCCGCCACAACAGGTGCCCCCATTGCTACCCCTGCCGCCGTGGTAGTAGCACCTGCCCCTGCGATGCGATCCCGCACCTCAAGGCGTCGGGAATATTGCTCACGGGCAGCATTCATTTTTGCCTGCTGTTCGCCCAGACGTTTCAGGGATTTCTGCTGACGTTCAAGAGCCTGCCTTGTTTCATCTGCATTTTTCCGCAGTTCCCGCTGCGCGCTACTAAGCTGTTTAGTATCGATCCCGGATTCTTTCAGCGCCTGCCGCTGTCTTTGTACCGAACCCAACAGACCGTTGTATGTCTGCTGCAGTTCCTGTACGCGGGTTTTCGCCTGGCTAAATAACTTGGCCTGCGCAGCGGTTGGGCGGTTTGTTGCAGCAAACTGAGTGGCAAGTTTTGCGGCTTCTTCGCGTGCGGCGTTGAGATTTTTTGCAGTAATAGCAAGCTGTGACCTGGTTTTACGGAATTCATCAATACGCCCGGCCTGTTTATTCAGTTCTTTCAGGCTGTTCCGGGTAGTTTGAAGCACAGTAGCCAGCTCCCTCGAGCTGGCCTGCGCGGATCGAAATGGGCGGGTGAGCTTGTCAACCGCATTCAGAATCACCTGCAGACGCAGGTTATTGTCACTCATCGCTGGCCCCGCTTCTCTGAATCGCTTTGTGCCGCCACTCCAGCACCTCAGTCAGCGGCATAACGTCAGTGATGGACGGCGACCAGTGAAAGATGGTGGCGATATCCGCCACCAGGTCATCAATCGTCAGGCTGTCGGTAAACCGGCAAGCACCGACTTCTTCAACAAAAAAGTCACCACCTCGACCGACAGCGCGGTGAGATCGGCGGGGTCCAGTTCAGCCATTTCCTGTGCGGTCAGCGTTGGGGTGGAAATACGCGGGATCACTGTCATCATGGCCCCCACGTCCATATCCATAATGGCCTGCAGGC